ATCTAGCAAAAGCGCACTCCAAAGAGTCCACCCTCACAAGACACCAGATCCACAACAAGGCGAAAAGAATGCACACAATGGATGTGTACGGCCTTCTCGGCCTTATTGATGGTGTTTTGGTACGACTGGTCAATGTCGCACCACTGTGGTCCGCCCGTCATGGCGGTCCGACCCAAACTCTCTTCCGGCACGAACCCAAGACCTCTTTCGAGACCGAATTGGTTCTGCTGGCGTCTGGGCCGGCGAGATTCCTCTCCCCAGCGTCCTTCCCTGACCCTCGTGAGCCTGACGACTCGGAGGAGACCCACCCCCTGACTGAGTCCTGGTCCCCCCTGCCCCGCTGCAAGGGCGACCAGGTCCCCTACTCGGTGGATCCTCTTTGTCGCCAGACCCTCTGCGGTCTGCGCGCCTTCCTCTTGGTTGGCCTCGACTCTTGCCTCCCTCTTGGTAAGGGTTCCGACGGCCTTCCGGACCCCGACTTCCTTGGTCGCCAACCGGCTTCCTCGGTCCTCCCTGCCCTCGAGGCCTTTGCCTCCTGGCCCAGGGACCTCTTTGTCTCTCACGTCAAGTACCTCAAGGACTGGCCCCTCGCCAAGTTCCTCAGGAACCCGATGCCGAAGCAGCCCTCTACGATGACCAGCTACCCCACTGAACCCTTCTTCAAGGGCGAGTGGGGCCGCTGGCTCACCCGTATGGCTAACTTCCCGAGTGACCGCCCTGAGTCCCCGTCCGTCTACCGCTTCCTGTTCTCCTGGTCGCAGTCCAAGAGGGGGTTCGACCCCGTTCCGACCTCTTTCGTCCGCAAGGCCTACCAAGACCATGCGGACCAAATGTCCAAACCTCCCCCCACCGACCTCCCCTTCGACGAGGACGAGCTCTCCCTTTTCATCGACGTTGTCCTCCACGGGCTCCCGAGGATCAAGGATCTCGCCACCCTCGCCCTGGAGTTCGAGGCCTCCTCCAAGGCCTCCTACCTCACCCCCAGGAACGAAGGAGGAGCCCGTGAGGAGGTCCGCCTCCTGATGGCCGAACACATCCAGACCGTCATTCTCCCCTACGATTCCACGACCGGCATCACCCGCCCTTCGGTGGGTCATGACGACTTGGTCCGTATGGTCGAGGTCCAGCCTGGTGTGGTCGCCGAGGAGCGCGGCCTTCTCCCCCTCAGCCCCGACGAGCTGCGGTCCTTCGTCGCTGAAGTTAATTCCCGCGACACGGCTTCCCTCCCCTTGAGGGCCCGTGTCGTCGCGATTACCGAGCCTCTGAAGGTCCGCATCATCACCGCTATGGCTGGCTTTCCCACCTTTCTGGCTCGCCCGATCCAGAAGGCCCTCTGGGACCACCTCCGCACTCTCCCCATGTTCCGTCTCATTGGCTCCCCAATGGACCAGGAGGCCCTCCGTAGCCTCTCGGAGGCGGATCGTCTCTTCCGCTCTGGCCCCCTTAGCCGCCTCCCCAAAGATGAGCAGGACCTCCTGTCCAAGCTTCTCCTCTGGGCCTCTGGCGACTATAAGGGCGCGACTGATGGGGTGGACATCCGTGCCACCCTTCTTGCCTGCGATGCAATCTTGGCGAAGACCCTCACTTCTGAGGACCACGCCCTCTTTGGCCCCCTGATCCGTAAGCTCCTCGAGCCTAACGTCCTTCAGTACCCGGTCAAGGTTGCTAAGCCCACCAAACTTCCCAAGCGCGACCCCTCTGAGGGTCCCCGGCCCCACCAGGAGCCGGAGAACCTCAAAGAGGTCGCCCAGGCGAATGGTCAGCTTATGGGAAGTATTATGTCTTTCAACATCCTCTGCATTTTGAATGCTTACACCTACTTCCGCTCGCTCCCAAAATCGGTCCGTGACCGGATCCTCATCCGCCGGATCCCCCTTAGGACTCTCCCCGTCCTCATCAACGGGGATGACATCCTTTTCCGCGCGACCCAGTCCCATTACGACCGTTGGCTGGCCGGGATCTCTGTTGTAGGGTTTGTTCCTTCCCTCGGGAAGAACTTTATCCATGACAGGTTCCTGACCGTCAACTCCCTTCCTATCGTTTCCCTCGACGACCCCTCCCGGGCCGCCAACCCCCTTGTCCACAAGAGCCTCGTCAAGGCTTTGAAGAGCTACCAGTGGTCGGATGACCAGCCCGAGGACACCCTCCTCTCTGTCATTTCCCGATCACCCGTAGATACCTGCGAGATCCTCACGTTCCTCAACGTGGGTCTTCTCCTCGGTATGTCCAAGCTCACTGGTCGCTCCTCGACCCGTGCTCTGAGCCTCTCCTCCCTTTACGACGGTTCTGTCATGGGGGCGATGAACCCTCCCTTCGCCCACCGGCGTGTCCTTTTCTACCATAAGGACTCGATCCAGCAGGCGACTCGGTTTGGTTCCATGACCCTCAACCTCTTTGCCCACCCACTCCTGGGTGGCCTCGGGTTCCCGGTCCCCCCGGGTGTGGAGCCCCGTTTCTCTGAGCCTCAGCGTCGCCTCGCCCTCAAGCTCTCGGAATCGGCCCACAAAACCTTTCATGGCCAGTCTCGCGACTACCCTTTGGAGGCGATCTCCTTCACCACCTCGCCTAAGGACGACTCCCAAGTCCTCCATGAAGGTCCTAAACCCTCCTCCATCCTCGGTTACTCACCGTCTGAGGTTGTCGTCCAACTCTACCCCTATGGGACACCTCTCCCTAAGGGGTTCTCAGAGTTCCTCGACCGATCCGCCGTCCATCGGATCCCTCTTTCTGGTGAGGCCCCGGAACCTCCCGGTGACCAGGTGGCATCGTGCCGTCTCACTAACGCGCGTCTCCGCCACCTGACGAAGGGCGCCGCACACCATGCAGTTCCCTTGATGCCTCTCGACTCCATGACCCACTTCCCTTACGTCCCTGTCCGCTATGACGCCTGGGAGGTGGTGAATGGGGTTCCGAGCATCGTTCTCCCCCTTTACTCCCCTGAGCTCCCTCTACGGGACTCGAAGTTCTTGCCCCCGAAGTCCTGGACCTCCGTCCAGGACTACTCGGTTGAGGACCCCGAGCCGCCTCCAGAGGTTCTGAGGCCCGACCCTGGGTCGCCCCCATCGCCCCCCCTCACCCCTGCCCCCGAAGCAGAGCCGGAAGATTGGGAGTCTGACTCCGTTTTACTTGTGCTCCCGCACACCGTTCTACGAGTCGACTCCGTCCCGGACACCCCTCCCATCCCCCCTCCTGCCCGCTCGTTCGCGACCCGGCAGCGTAGGTTGGACAGTGTCCTCTTCCGCTCGGCCTTCCACGGCCCCTCTGGCGTCCCTCAGGAGAGACCCTTCGGCTATCACTTTAGTCGTAAGGGCTCCAGTAAAGGACGCTAACCCTGTGCTCATACCACGGGCCCACCCAGGCCTTAAATGGTACGTGTTATTTCACGCGTGTTAACTCACGGGCTACCAACATTCCTGTTAGGTAGACCTGACC